TCCATCCGGGAGTAAAGCTATTTGCTGATACATTTCCGTTTGCATCTTTATAAACAGATTTTCCTGATGGATAATCTACCCATACTGCCGCAGTATTACCAGCAAGATTAATTGCTGAACCGCTATTACTTGAAGACAGAATCGTATTACGAGCTAAAGTATTAGGTGATGTTGTAAATGTGCCAATACCTACTTCCCATGCAAAGGATGTATTGTCATAAATGGTGTAATAACAAGTATTACCATTACCAACACCAGCAGTAAATGATTGATAACCATTGACAGCCCCAGCCAAAATGACTGAGCCTGTCCCTGTGCTGGACGTTGTTTCCTGTACTCTATCAGCTAATACTAAAGCCATAATTGGCTCCTAAATTAAGACGTTGCGGTAGTGGTGTAGGTAACTGCTAAAGAGTCGCCACTTGCTACAATTTTGCTTCCTGCGGTAAAGCTACCGGCACTATATAGAACACCAACAGTAGAGTCTTTGGTAGCAGATGCAGATGCACCTGAGTTAATAAAGCAACCAAATACAGTACCGCCGCTTGTAAATGTAAATGTCAATGCAGAAGCAGCTTTAGATGTGATGTTGCTACCAGCAGCAGATCCGTTATTTGAAGAGGCTGTCCAGTTTGGAGCTTGACGAGTACCAGTGTATGCTGGAGCATTAGATCCACCAACTTCAATCCAACCAGCGTGACTAGAAATAGTATCTGATGGAAAATAGTTAGCAGTAGCTGAAGCGCTTCCTACCAATCCAAGGTAATTAGCACCAGAAGAAGTGCCGCCACCAGTACCAGTTGAGCCAAAATAGTAATCAAATAGAGCATTTTTTCCAGCAGCAGTCACCAAGTTAGGCGCTCTGTCTTCCCACTTAAGATTGCCTTGTGCATCGTAGCATACTACATCGTAGAATCCCTCGAAACCTACAGAGTTGTCAGACGCAGCATTACGAGTAACCGCAGCGGTACTGATATCTCCAAATTTTGCTTTTTCCATATAAAACTCCTTAACTAATTGTCAGTACTGCTGTTGTTGATGTTGCCGTTGGGAACGTAACGGTAAACGTATTTGAGCTGGTAATTGTGCTACCAAAATTCAAAATAAAACACGCCGCTCCAGTGGTGCTATTATAAACTAACGCCCCATTTGCGGAAAGACCTCCAGACCAAGAAACGTTATTAAACGATATATAAGCGATGTTATTGGTCGTATCTTCCGTAGGTGGATTGGAAATAGTTAAAACCTGACCGCCAGCGGTATACCCGCTTCCAGTCACTTCATTGGTACTTGTGTAGGTTGTAGTGGTGTTGTCGAGCTGGGCATTACCGTTATAAAGAGCTATTTTGTATGTATATGGGGAAGTTAGGGTAAAGTTCTCCAAACCAGACAAAATGTTGGCTTTAAATAATGTAGTTTGTCCTTGTACGATAGGCATTAGGTTTTAACCATAAGTTTAGTTTGACCATCGCGGTAAGCATCGCCACGCTCAAGACCATCACCAAGGCGCTTGATCTCAGACAGGGCTTCTTGAAACTTATCTTCGTAATATTTAATAATATCTTGTTCCTGCTTTTGGAATAGCATAGCTTCGCGCATAGATCCGTAAAATAGGACTGGATCGTAATTGTCGCCCAACCAGCTTTGACCAGATGGGTTATTAAGCTGTTGGATTCCTATTGCAAACCCTGATCCAGTGCCGCCTACAGAAGAAGCGGAAACCCCCAAAATATCGGTTGAAGTATAAAAACTACCACCGTTTTGGATGGTGCATGTGGAAACGTTACCAGATGCATTGACCAAAATGTCAGCAGTAGCACCAGATCCAGAGCCACCGGTTAATGGGACATTTTGATATAAGCCCGGAGAATATAGGGTTCCAGCTGTGAATGTAGTATTCAAAATAGCAATTACGCCTTGAACAATAGACACTGGATAGTAGAAATAGTGTAATTCTGCGTTATAGGATGAGTCCGGTGTTGGTCCAACAATTGCGGTCAATTCATTGACATTGTTAGTAGAGCTGCCAAAAATAGCGTAATACTTAGGTAAAGACCAAGAGCTTGTGCCGTTGTTAGGGTACGCTTCGCGGATAAAGTTAACATCTTTGTTAAGTAGGTAAGTATAGTTTCCACTGCTATCTACTACTGCAATAGAATAGGTGGCTAACCAGTCAAACGGCAAAGTTAAATACTGGTTTCCAGCTGTTAAATTACCTGTAACATTTTTGCGCAGGGATGGAATTTGTACTGCGTTATATATGCGTGTTTCAGCCTGTTCCACAAAGAATGGAATATTTGCCACAAACGTCGTTTCTGACGTCTGGGCATAGGTTTGAATGTTGTTATATAACGTTTCGTAGTTCATTTATTACGCCATTGGTCCACGAGCAATACGACCTTTGGTAGCAGCGCCATTTCCACGGGTTTCTTGTCCGTCTTCTTTGGTTGTGCCTTTGCCCCAGCTTACAGCGCTTGCTGGTAATGGATCTTTAATATTAGCGGTTTTTGCGGACTTCTCAGTAGCATAATCGCCCATTTCCATTACTTCATTACCATCAATGATTTTGCCAGCCATTGTGTGTGGGCGCGCATAGTCACTTGCAGGTTTGTCATAGGGAGCCTTACCAGTTTTGATAGCTGGGCTATTCTTGGTGGTAGGTTTTACATTCTTTGCGGTTGCCATATTAACGACCTCTTGAGCTAGACTTTTGATTTGTAGCACGAGCCATATTGCGACCCATGCTGCGTAGGTTAGACTGGGTTACACCACCCTTAGCCATTTTCTTAACATCCATGCCACCCTTTTTGAGTTTAAGCTTGGTATGCTTTCCGGGATGCTCTTGAGCATCGTGTTCTTTCATGGCTTTCTTGATCTCTTTATCAGCGACCATTTTGTCCATTTTCATATCTGCTTTTTTGGATTCTTTTTCCATAACTTTTCCACCTTTTTTCATATTGTCTTCTACATTTTTTGGGTTAAAGGGTTCGTCAGTTTTAACACCACGTTGTTTTTGCATTGCCATTTTTACTCCTACGCTGTCGTAATTGTTACTGAATTAATGTTGCCTTTTCCCACTAAATAATTGGGGGTAAGGTTTCTATCTATGCCGCTAGAACCCCCTACAGGATACCATCCCCACTGTATTACTCTACTACCACCTTCTGGATAACCTGCCTGTAATGGGCTGTTACCGCCACCTTGTTGCGTCTGCAATCCACTTGGACCAGATGCATAATAACTAATATCAGGTCTTGGTTCGCGCACTGCTTGTGGGTCGTTCACTGGATACAAGCCAAGTTGCAACTGTGGCTGATCTGGATCCCAACACTCAGGACAAACCTTAATACTGACTTGCTTGGTCTTAATGGTTAGCTTTTTTAATTCTACTAACTTATATCGTTGACCACATCTGTCACATTCCGCAATACTGTGTTTGCCACTAGCATACTTAGTTGGCATACTTACCTCGAATAAAACAAGTTACGAGGTACAAATCTAATTGATACGTCTTCTCTATCTTCTTCAATTGCCTGCTCAAGCTGAGTCATATACTCCGCTTTAAGCCCTGCTGCGCGCTGAATATCCATATTAGGCAGCTTCATAGCCAAATAATATGACAATCCAGCCACCAAACAATTAATCCAACGGAATGGAATATCTTGAACATAAACACCAGTTCCAGAGTCCTGAACCCGTCTCATGCGCCAATAAACGAGCGTATACGGCGTTCCATTATCTGGGGTAGGCCATACTGCCAAGCTAGGTAATTGTTGGTCGTAAATCGCTGCTCCGACATTATGTGACGCCGCTGTAGTATTGTACTGTCCACGGTAGCAGTTTAAAAGCTGGTTTCCTGAAATATTGACGTATCCAATAATCTCATTGTCAATTTGGATAAAACCAGTAGACCGCATATTAAAGGTTGAGCTAAGGGTAATTGTGGTAGCTGATGGGGTCAAAGTAGCAGCCAAAGTTACGCCAGCGTAAATATTAGAATTACCAGTTTGACGGTTGTACCAAACTTGAATAGGACGACCATAGGTTAGTTTGTTAGGAATCGTAGAATAGGTAGACTCAGAGATACGGTTTAGGTTGATATCTTGCTGATTAGATGCGCTAGCGTTATTAGTGCGAGTAACCAAATCTAAAATATCAATCGTATCTGCGCCGACAGGGTATATAGCTTGGCCATATACCAAAGGAATAGATATTTCCTCTACTGTCCAGAAGTTAATGCCTCGGTTAGCCCACTCAATCGTTAATAGGTTAATAGACCTTTTTGCTGTGCGAAGATCATATCCAGTGCGTAACTGCGAGCCACAACGCTCAAAGGCTTCTTCTACAAGCTCAGTGAGGTCAAGGTTAAATGTAGAATTACCACTGGTATATGCCATTATTTTTTCTTCATGCCTTTAAGGGTTTCAGCCAATCTAGCTCTCTGCCCTAACTTGCCGGGCTTTTTTGCAGCAGCAGCTAGTTTCTTAGCAGGAATAGTCTTGCCTTCCTTAACGCCTAATTCTTTTTTTAATGCACCGGGCTTTTTGATAGCCTTTTGAATCCATTTTTCAGCCATTATTTTTTCCTTGCGGCTCTCATGTTATCTACAAGATTTGGGTATGGTCTGCCAGCTGCTTTAGCCATAGCCTTGGCACTAGCTTTTTTGGCTGGTGATAGCTTCTTAGATTTGCCTAATCCTTTTGGACGTGGCTTATCCCAAACTTCGCCGCCTTTAGCAAAAAGGTCAACATCATTCGGATTATCCGTACGATGGATAACCTTTTTCTTAGGCATTTTGGAAGGGCTTACTGCGCCCATTCCTCGACTCGCCATCATTACTTCTTGCCCTTAGCATAACCACCGCCACACATTGCTTTAACGTGTTCATGGTGCAATTTGTGACCAGCAGCGTGTTTCTTGAAATGCTCATGATGTTGAGCGTGTCCATCGCCGCCATAATGCTTTTCCATATGGTCTGGGTGAATCATATGCTCTTCAGCTTGCATATCTTTAGATAGTGGTGGGTGATCCATTTTCATAATTTTTCCTTTATTAGCAATATTTACCGCGGGTTTTTCCCTTTTGTGCAATACCATCAGCACGGGATGATGCAGTACCGCCAGAAGCCATCTTCTTAACCATACCACCTTTTTTCTTGGTATTAACAGGAGCGCCATTACCAATATCGTTACCAGCCATTTTGACATTGGTTCCACGAGTCATGCCGCGCTCTTGATCTGGATGTTGACCAAATGGTTTGATACCCTTTTTAGAAGGAGCCATTTCGCCTTTTTCTACTGGGAACTTAGTCATTCCACCAGCAGCCATCTTTTTAACTTTCCCGCCTTTTTTCATTGAAGATTCAAAAGACTTCATGTTGCCTTCAGATTCAATTGGCTCGGTCTTGCCAGTATCACCTAAATTCATACCACGGGTTAAACCGCGCTTTTGAACATCAGATTGACCAAATTTACGATGCTTGTTTGAACCAGCTTCTACGTCTTTCGACATATTGCGTGGACCCATTGTTTCTTTCATTTTCATATCGCCACCCTTTTTAAAAGATTTGCCCTTATCGGCCTTTACAAAATCCTCACCGACAGAGCGAGGGATACCTACTTTCTTAGCAAATTTCGCATTATGCGCAACTGCTTCCATCAAATTGTGTTGCTTTTTAGAGACACTTGGCATTATACAAAACGTCCTTTAGTGTGGCCTTTTTCAATACAACCATCTGCACGCTTAGATGCTGAAGACACTTTACCGCCTTTTTTCATGCCGGTAGCCGCAGGAGCTGTAACGTCGCCCATAGGGTTGACTTGTGGAATATTTTGCTCAGTAGTGCCAAATAACTTGTAATCGCGTTCTGCTTCTTGACGAATGCCACGCTCTTTATTGGCTTTCATGTAAGCTTCTCGCTTAGCTTTTTGACTACCGGTTTCTTCGTATGGCATTATTTATGTCCTTCAATGAAGCGGTCTAACTTAGCTTCTAGTTTATCAAATCGGTCAATAATTTGTTGCATATCATTGCGAACTTCTTGTTTAGTAATATAGTCTCTTGCCATTTCTTCACGAGTCTTATTAACCAAAATAGTTACACGGTCTAATTCATTAAACTTTTCTTTAACAAAGTATCCGATTGCTCCAACAACGATTGTCAGTAACGCATTCCAAAATTGCATAATTGATTCCATTAGCACTTCCACTTTTTTAAAGATTTATTAATGCGGCTATCTGGATCGCTTGCAGTTTTAGAAGAGGTAAGCTTCTTTTTCATCCCTTCCATGCGGGCGCAAAATGATTTCTTGCGTGATCCGCCTTCTGGTTGGGGTGCTTTAAGATTCATGCCTTCTTTTTTGGCTGAGGCTCTACCTTTGGCATTCAAGCCGCCGGAGGGAGACTTCCCCTCCTTGCGTTGCCAAGCTGGAGTCTTAGCCATATTAAGCCATCGCTTCCTGACAAACTACGTTAACTTGAACTACTGTACCAGTTGTAGTTGTAATAGCTACCGTCAAAATATCAGCTACGTTACCTTTAATGTTGGTCAATACAGGGAAGAAGTTTGTCAAATCCAATTGTTGCAGTGCATTATTTGGAGTTGAAAATGCGTAAACTACTTCACCACCACTTAAACCAGTTGCTGATAAATCTACTTCAGCGAATGAGTTAAATGAACCAAGTGTATTTAAAGGTTTGAATGATGCGCCTTGTAATGACAACTGGTTAGTTGGCGTACTAGCAATCAATTCAATCAAAGCTGTTTGGCTGGTATTGGTCAACAATGTCTGTGGCAATAACTGTCCACGATCAATCAAGCCAATCTGATATGAACAGCCAGCAGTTGGTGCATTAGGCAATGGGTTTCCAGTAACTATGTCACCAAAAGTAATAGCAGAAGTTGTATTACTTGTAATACGGCCTGTATATGGCGATGTAATAGTCTGGCCAGCCAATGTAATTGCGCCCGGACTAGATGGTAAATAGATCTGAGCCTGAGTAGCATTTAGCGCTGTTACGTTAAAAATACCATTGTACTGGGTAGGTGCTGCGCCAGAGATGGTAATAACGTTATTGGTTGCCAAGCTAGTGATTGATGCAAAACTTAAAGTTACAGGGAATTGAGTTACGCCACCAATGACAGTGGCTGCTCCGATTGCTGCGCCAGTAAGACTTGGCAATGCTGCCTGATAGTAAACCGACTTACCAACCCATTGATTTGCACCCCAATATGTTGCAGTTGGAGTAGAAGTCAATGTAGCACCGTTTGCCAACAAGATTGGCAGAATCATTGTGCTTGTTGTTGGAA